GCCAAGGAACCAGAAGAACCAGTCAGGGTAGTCGTCGAAGCAGTCAAGGAACCATGAGAACCAGTCAGGGTAGTGTGAGAAACAGCCGAGGAACCAGGAGAACCAGTCAGGGTAGTCGTCGAAGCAGCCAAGGAACCAGGAGAACCAGTCAGGGTAGTCGTCGAAGCAGCCAAGGAACCAGGAGAACCAGTCAGGGTAGTCGTCGAAGCAGCCAAGGAAGTCGTCGAAGCAGCCAAGGAAGTCGTCGAAGCAGTAGAGGAACAAGGAGAACCAGCCGCGGAAGCAGCCAAGGAACCACTATCGGAAGCAGCCAAGGAACCACTATCGGAAGCAGCCAAGGAACCACTATCGGAAGCAGTGTGGGTAGTACTCAAAATACAACAATTGGCGGTCAGGAATAGTAATCAAATATTACGTATTTTAAATAATAATTTAATATTATTTAAAATTAATGAAAGAAACAGAAAAATATGGGTCAAAGTTATATAAGCCAAATAAACCTTATCATAAGATGTCGATTGAAGATTTGGCTAACCATTGTAAGATATGCAAATCTTTAGATAAAATGCCTTATAATAAAATTAAAAAAATAGAAAATTTAAGCGACAATGTTTTACAAAAAAAAATAAAAAGATTTTTGGAGAGAAATAATGGAAAAAAAAATAGAAAAACAAAAAAAAACCAAAAAAAAAATACCAAAAAGAAAAACAGAAAAAACAGAAAAACAAAAAAAACTAATATTTAATTATTTTATATGCATATAAGAAAATGGGTTATATTAATAACAATATTTTTAGTAGTAAATACCTATTACGAAGGAAAATATACTCACTATTTAATATTGGGAAAAAAATATTACAAAATGATAATGTATGGGTTTATCGGGTTATCAATCTATATGTTTATAAAAAAACATCCAAATGAATCACAAAATATGTTAGTTCACGCCAATAGTCTAATAAGATATATGCCAATAGATAAGAATACTAGTGATTTAATTTCACCTATTATGGATTTTACAAAAATTAGTGAAAAATTTAATAATTTTAAACCGAACCCAGATGTTTTACCACATTTATCAAACAACCCAAATTATAATACACCACAAATGCGAAGAATGATGAATTCTGGTCAAAACGGTGGACAAAAACATAAAAGATGTGTAAGCGAAAGTAAAAAGAAATATGTAGCAGCTCAACAACAATGGAAATGTGATATGTGTAATAGTATGTTGGATGCAACATTTGAAGTAGACCATAAAATAGAACTACAATTTGGTGGTTCAAACCATGTCTCTAATTTAGCAGCATTGTGTCCAAATTGTCACAGAAAAAAAACACTACAAAATAATATAAAATAATAAAATTATAAAAAAATAATTTTATAATTTTATAATTTTATAATTTTATAATTTTATAATTTTATAAATAATTTTATAAAATTTAATATCATTAAAATATATTAATGACTGAAAGTGTTGAAGCAGATTCAACGGTTAAAATAGCAAATTATGTATTACCAGTTATAGTATATTTTCCAATAATAGTTTTACTTGTATTAATGATTGGTTTTTTTGGTGTAAAGATTTTAAGAATAATGCAAACGCCAGAAGGGTTATCTGGTTATTTTAATGCATTTTTTGAAAAATTTTTTAGAATTAAAAATGTTTTAAACAAATTTGTAAAACAGTTTTGGCCAAATGCCATGGATGAACCACGGGGTGATAAAAGTTGGAAGCATATAAGATTAGACACCATATTGATGTTTGGTGGTGGGTCATTTATCTTATTAATGTTTTTATTATACAACAGTAGTTATTTAACATTCGCAAAAGACAAAGGTATTAATGGATTTTTATATATTTTAAATCCCATTATGAATTTTTTTGCACCAAATAAATGGCATGGTATAAAAAGAAATGTGAAATACAAACAAACAAATTCTGGGGGAAAAATAACAAAGAACTATCCTTTAACTATCGGTGGTATAGCATTGTTTATAGGATTTATTGTTTTTATGTCATTATTGGTAAATAACTTTAATAAAGATGTAAAAATGTCTTCCCCTGAAGAACTAAATAGTAAAATCACAGAGAGAACAATTCATTACGTATATTTATCTATTTTTGTTAGTGTTGCATTAGCAATGTTTGCAGGATTATTATATTATGCTGCAACAACAGATGCTGCGCCCAAATTTTTATCTACACTTTTGATAACATTAAGTGTAATAATTATTTTAGCATCTGTATTGATAAAGTTTAAGGATAGGATTAGAGAATATGTAAAAAATCCGTTTATCCAAGTAATATATAATTTTATATTTTTATTACCTTGTTTATTTTTGGATTTAGTAAATTTCTTATATTTTGAATTAAAAAGAACACCAAAAGTAGTTTACGGAATTTTAATAGCAGAAATTGTTATTATATTGGGGGTTCTTATAATGCCTTTATTATCAAAAGCTGGATATATAAGAATTCTTGGCGATAGAAATAAAAAGAACAAAATAACTTTTAAAATAGAGGAGTTAAAACATAAAAATATTAGACTAAAAAATAAGATAGATATTATTAAAAATTTTGACCCAATGAATAGCAATGTTGAAATTATAAAAATTAATTCTGACATGTCAGTGACAAAAGAAAAACCACACCCAACACTTGTTCCCGTTGATATAAGACTATTGATAAATACAAATTTAGATGAGTTTTGCATTAGTAAAACAGGTGGAAAGGGAGAAGGAGAAATAGAAATGTTGGGCGATTTGAATATTAGAACAAAAAATATTACATGGAATTCTATTGAAACAAAAACAAATCATAAACCATCATTTTCAAGTGATAAACAAAAAGCAAAATGCAAATGGTCTAGAAAGGATGAAAAAAAAGTTAAAACGGGTGAAACGGGTGAAACGGATGAAACGGATAAAAATAAAGAATGGAATGAAAACTTTTTAGGCTATGATGGAAAAAGACCATTGATATTTAAAGAGGTTCCTAAAAATTTAAAACAATTAAAAAATTATGTTACCTCTTATCAATATGAACAAATAGAAAAAGAAATAAAAAAGAGACATGAAATACAATTAGAAGATAACTTTGATAGCGATACAAATGTTTTTTCAATTATGACAGATAAAGTTAATCAAGCTATAAAATTTTCTAAAAAAGTATATGAAAATGGTCCAGGGCAGTTAACTAGTTTAATAATTATAAAAAGTAAATTAACAGAAGATGCTTGGGAAACAATCATAAAAAAGAATTTGGATAACCCAGAAAATATATATAAATTAGAAAGAGTATTGAATGTATATGGTTTTAAAAACAGGAAAGAATGTGAAAGTATTATGGATGCATATGAATCAAGGAAGTGTTTAGAAGAATATGAAAATATAATAAAACATATCCAATATAATACAAAACAAATAATATTATTTGAAAGTGTTATAAAAGAGACAGAAGAAGAAATAAAGAATTTAGAATTAATGAAAAGTGATGCCAATAATCTTTTTGAAAAGGGTTTAATCGTTTTGAATAAACCAGTATACTTTAGAGAAAAAATATATTTGGCAAATCATAAAGATTTTAAGGAAATTAGACCAGAAACTTATAAATATAATTATTCAGTGTCATGTTGGATATATGTGCATTCCCAACCACCAAATTTTAAAAATTCTTATAACGAATTTACAGAAATTTTAAATTATAACGATGAACCAGTTATTGGATACAATTCAAAAAAAAATAGATTAATTATAAAATCTAAAAAAATGAAAGGACAACCAACCAGACTTGAAAAGAATTTTTTAAAAACTATTTTTATAAAAGATAATTTTAAACTGCAAAAATGGCATAATATAGTAGTTAATTATGTGGGTGGGACTGTCGATGTATTTTTAGATGGTGAACTGGTTGGTAGTGAAGGGAGAATTGCACCATTTAAAACATTCAATGCAATGACTGTTGGACATAATAATGGTATTGGTGGTGGAATTTGCAATGTCATTTATTATCCATCGTATATTTCAAAATCAAAAATAAAATCAAACTATGGATATTTAAAAAATAAAAACCCACCGATTATTTAGAAAATTTCTAATATAATATTATACATATGGAATTCAAAACAATAATTATTGGATTTATTATCTTTCTTGTTATAATGTGGCTTTATAGATATTTTTTTACTGACCCGACTAGAACTAGTTTATTATCAATGGGTAAGGGGGATACAAGTGTTATAAAAAGTTATACCCAAATAACAGGTAATGCAGAATCAACAGATTTTACATATACGATGTGGGTTTATGTTAGTGATTGGAATTATAAAATGGGAAAAAATAAAATTATAGTTCAAAGAAAAAACAATAGTGGTGAATTATTCCCAGAGATAAAATTAGCGTCATCTTCCAATGATTTAATTATAAACATGCATGTTTTTAGCGACGTTGGAACAAGTGAGTTAACAAATCAAACGAAACCAACAACACAATGCCGTGTTTCAAACATTCCTTTGCAAAAATGGACTCATATAACAGTTACTGTTAATAATCGGGCGTTAGACACTTATATTGATGGTAAATTGGTAAAGACTTGTTTATTAGAAGGCGTTCCAAAGATAGATGGTCAAACGAATATTAATATTTGTCCACCAAATACAGTAGGAGGCAAAGCTGGGTTTAAAGGGTTCATTGCGAAGGTTAGATATTATTCGAGAGCATTGAATCCCCGAGAAGTGTATGAATTATACAAGGAAGGTTATTCTGGAAGTTTACTTGGTAATCTATTTAATAAATATAAATTGAAATTTTCTTACATAAAAGATAATGAAGAAGTCGGTAGTTTAGAAATTTAAATATCTAAATATTATCATAATATATAATATATAGATAATGGAAAGTGTAGAAAAAATATCATCAAATATATCTAACCCTTTAACTCAAATGGCAGATGCTGCAAGCGATTTAGTTAAGCCAAAACCACAGGGTGTATTTTCCCAATTTAGGAATAACAAATTTGTTTCAGGTTCTAAAGATTTTTTAGAATCTAATTCTTTGGTTGCAAAAGTAGTTTTTATATTATTAGTATTAATTTTATTTATATTTTTATTAAGAACAATGGTTGTGGTTTTGCATGGTTTATTTGGACCTGTAAAAAATCCCATATTAATAGATGGTATTATTAATGGGAAAAAAAGCGTAATTATTTCACAAGACCCAAGATTACCAAGTTCAAAACCTATACTGAAATCAGATAATCAAGACGGTGGTATAGAATTTACGTATTCTACTTGGTTAATGATAGAAGATGATAATTTTCATTCTTTTAGACCAGGTGAAATAAAACATATTTTCAATAAAGGAGATTCCGGAATAAACTCTACTGATGATTCTATGAGGGGTATGGCATACCCAAATAATTCACCTGGTGTTTATTTAGACGCTAATGAAAATAAGTTAATAATTGTTATGAATACATTTGAAGATATTAAAGAAAAAGTTGAAATTCCAGATATACCTATCCATAAATGGATTAATTTAATTATAAGATTGGAAAACAGAAATTTAGATGTGTATATAAATGGAACTATTGTAGCTAGACATGAATTATCTTCTGTCCCGAGACAAAATACTGGAACTGTAAATATTAACCAAGGAGGTGGGTTTAGTGGTTTAATATCTGCACTTCGATATTATAATCGCGCTATCACAACAACCGAAATTCAAGATATTATTTCTTCTGGTCCAAATATGTCTTCAAACCAAACATTGAGTGTTTTCCCACCATACTTATCCATGAGGTGGTTTTTAGGTAATAATTAATTTATAATTTTTTTTAAAAAATTATAAAAATAATATGTATAAATGAAATTGTATATCTTTATTTTGATAGAAATTATTTTTTTAATGATGATTGGGCTAATAATATATCATTCCGAACAATCAAAAAGTTTAAAATTAAGCATTGGACTTAATAAAATAATATTTATTATAGGTCTCATTAAGCTAACCGGGTTTATTTATGTATTTAATAAAAATATGAAAATGTGTGATTTAGCGAATGAAATATGGTGTTAATGTTTTTAAAATAATTTATAAAATAATTTTATAATAAAAATAATTTTATAATAAAATTAAATGGGAAATTATGAATGCAAATATTGCGGTTGTCCTTATGAATATTATTCTAGTAAAAACCATTCTACGAGACAATCATGTTTAGCATCAAATGATAAATATCATGTATTTCAAAGTAGTTTTTTTAATAAACTGGAAGATATTTTTACAAATAATTGTAAAAAATAGCAATTATTCTTTAAGATTAGGATTAATACATATATCTCTGGTTGGGAATACTTCGCCAGACATACAAGTATCATTCTCGCCAACTTTAACACATGTTCTTACATTTCTATCCGACCCAACATAACAATATCCTGCTTTTTTATTAACATTATTTGACAAATTATTAGCTTTATAAGATTTTTTATTTTTTTTTTTTAATGCTTTTTCTATATCGCTTTCGTTAACTTGTTCTTTTTTTGATAATTTTTCTGCCTCAATATCAATTGAAGAATGTATTGCGGTTGTGGCTTTATCATCTGCAACATTGCTTTCTTTAAATAATTCAGATTTTTTATTTTCAACTATATTTTTGTCACTATCATTGACAAGAAAATAAGTAAATGCATCTTTTCCATAAGTAACATATGTATAAGCATTTATTCCTAATAAACCAATAATAAAGATGGCTAAAATAATTTTAAAAATATTCCATTTACTAAAACCGACAGTTGGTATTTTTTGAGAAACACTTTCGCTAATATTCATAGTTTTATCCATTGGAATACCAATGTTTTCAACGGTTTCTCCTGTTAAATTACTAATATTTTCTTTTAATTTTGTTTGAATTGTTCTGGGGCTAACATTACCAGATAATATATCTTTAAAGGAATTCTTTATTGATTCTTGTATTTTTTCCATATAGAAATTATCCATATTTTATATTTTTATAAATTAACTTAATTACTAAAAATATATTATTAAATTATTTAAATATTAATTAAAATAATTTAATAATTATGTGTATTGGTAACGGATGTTGCAAAAATTGTTGTAGTAAAGATTGTAAGAAAAAATGTAAAAAAATACAAATTAAAAGATATTTTCTACCATTTATTGGTATATTAGCTATATTACCGTTTGAAGAAGTAAGAACATTAATTTATTTACCTATTGTTATTTTTGTAGCTTCTGCTATTTTTTTTTGGAATTACACTTGGATTGTTTATTATACAGCATCAAAACCATTGTATTATGAAGATTTATTTTTAGATATAAAAAGATTACCTAATTATGAAGTAGATGATATTATTAAAAAAAGATTTAAATTAATATTAGAAATTGTTCTCGTAATAACAAATGCTATTTTAATGGCTATATTATCTGATGTTTGGATATTGAGAACAAACGACGATAAAGATGTATTATCTATTATTGGCACTACTGGTGGTATTATAAAAATTTTTCAAATAATAAATAATACAATTAGTAGGACAATGTTAAAAATATTAAGAAAATTTATTTTAAAAGAAAGTCAAAATATGCATAACAATAAAAGGGAACAAATAAAAGATTTAATAAAATTAAAAGATATTGAAGTTATAAATGATAATGGCGATGAACATGGCGCTGAACATGGCACCGAACATGGCGCGAAACATGGCGCTGAACATGGCACCGAACATGGCACCGAACATGGCGCTGAACATGGCGCTGAACATGGCACCGAACATGGTACCGAACATGGCGCTGAACATGGCGCGAAACATGGTTTAAAAAAATAATGAAGAACTTTAATATTTTTAATTTTTGAAATAAAAATTAAAAATTGATTTAAAAATTTGAAAATTAATTATTTTTTGGCACATTTACCCTTACCTTTATCGAGTTTGCAAGTGCAATCACGAAATCTTAATCTTTGTGCAAGAGGGACACCAACACTCGATGGTAACCCAGCTTTCATATTTCCACCACATCCATGAACAGACAAAGCGCGTTGTTTTCTAGCTCCTCCAATTGGCATTATAAATTAATACAATATTTTATTTTTCCTAAACTTTATTTTTAACCGCGTGGGATAAATGTTAAAGTATTCAGTTTGTCTATTTTATCAATTGTTTTTTCTAAATTTGTATTTGTAATGCTATTATTAAATAAATAATCAGTTGAAGGTTTTTCTTCACTTTTTTTTATTTCTTTATAAATAATATTTATTTTTGTCTTTATTTTTTCAGCCATTTCAATATTATGTAAAACGGGTAAATTTAAATCATAGCTTTCTGTTAAAATAGATATAGCATAATATATCAATAATTTTCTTTTAAATTTTATACTTTCTTGGTATTTTAAACAAAAAATATTTAATAAAGCTGTGTTAATTTTAATTAACCCATTATTTCTTTTTTTAGATTCTACTAAAATAACGTCCCATATTATCCATACCATTTCTTTTTGAAATTTATTATCTACAGGATATTGTCGTCTCGCGCATATTTTTTGAATCTTCTTTTTTTTACATATTTTATGATATTCTAAAATCCATTCTATCCAATAGATAGCTTTATAAGTATCTTTATTTTTATTGCTAATATTCCAAGCTAACTCATTTATAGCAACGAAAATTTCACTAGGGTCTTCATTTTTAAAAGATTGTCTTCCGTGTTTTTTATTTTTAGCTGAAAGTTTATTTGTCAGATTAAAAAAATTAAAATCAGATTCATTTATTTTTGGAATGTCAAAAGAATTTTTTTTCTTTGAATAGCAAATAACACAACAAACTTCAGCAAATAATTTTCTTATTTTTTCATTATTTCTCATTTTTAATATATTATCTGAATAACCACTATTAAGGATATCTTTAAAAACATTTATCCTCATATCTAAATATATTGGTAATTTGGCATTTCCTATATGAATATTCTTACTTATAACTAAAATAAGTATTTCCCATAAATATAAAAATTGCCCAGCTGAAATAAATTCTGCTGACCAGTAACTAGCATCTTCTAATTTACCTGACACCAAAGATTTTACTAATTCTTTTTTAGCATCTGATTTTTTATATTTCGAAAATGTAATATTTTTAAAATCTTTAATATTTCTTCTATCAATTATTTCATTCATTTATATATTTTTCTATAAAAAAAAATGATATATTAATACATATGGCTAAAAAAAATTTTATTGAAAAATATATTTTAATTATTTTAAAATTTATTAAAAAAAATTCAAAAAAGTTGTTAAAAAAATTTGATAAATCCTCATTTTGGGTAAAATTATTTATAATAATGGCATTAATTTTAATACTATTGAATAAATACAACAAAAATAACCCCGTTTTGGAAGGATTTACACAAATGAAACCATATGAAATAAAAAAAAATGATGAATTATATGACGATTTCTATGTTGGTTATTATGATGAAATTGTGAGAGATGGTTATAAGACCGAATTTGAGTTCGACGAAATTTGCTATACAACTAAACCAAACAAAAAGAAAAGCAAAATATTAGATATAGGATGTGGAACCGGTAATTTAGTAAAAAAATTTGTAAAAAAGGGATATAAAGTTAAGGGTATTGATAAATCAGCGTCGATGGTTAAAAGAGCAAATAAAAAACACCCAGAGTGTGACATTGTTAAGAAAGACGCATTAAATTCAATGAACCACCCACCAAATTCTTTCACGCATATTTTATGTACTTATTTTACGATATATTACATTAAAGATAAACTAAAGTTTTTTAAAAATGCATATAGCTGGTTAAAACCTAATGGCACACTAACATTACATTTAGTAAATAGAGATAAGTTTAACCCAATTGTAAATGCATCCGACGTTTTAACCATGGTTTCCCCACAGAAATATGCAAAAAATAGAATAACAAACTCAATAATAAAATTCAAAAATTTCCAATATAAAGCGGATTTTAAATTGCAAAAACATAAAAACCAAGCTATATTTGAAGAAACCTTTAAAAGCGATAAATCCGGAAATGTCAGACAAAACGAACATACGTTATTTATGGAAAAACAAAAGGACGTTTTATCATTGGCTAAATCTGTTGGATTTATTTTGCAAGGAAAAATAGATATGAAATCATGCTCTTACGAATATCAATATTTATATGTATTAAAAAAACCATAGTCAATTATAAAATATTTTATATTAAAATATTTTATATTAAAAATATTTTATATAAAAATATATTTAATGGTAGACCATTTAAGAGTAAAAATTTTAAAAACATTTATAACAATAATAATAATTTATTTATTATTAACTGGTTATTTTAAATTAAGATATCCTTTTTGGTCAAGACAACCTGTGTTTCATTTGCATAATTTATTTTATTGGGTAAATCCACCCGGTATTATTAATGAAGATTTGCCTGAAAAAAACAGATTTTATGACGAAACAATCGATTTTTATAATTATGACATAATTACTGCTGAAAAAAAAGAACTTTTTGGGGATTTTATTAGAAATAATTATATGCCGGATAGTTACGAAAAATATTGTGCGAAAAATGAATGCATTTTTCATAATTTTGAATCACATAATAATAAATCATTTATTTCAATGAAATCTTACAAAGGTGAAATTTTATCCTGCATGACGACCAAACCATTGGATTGCTACATTGATGGCAATAAAATGATTATAAATTATGTAGATTATTTATGCGTTGATAAAAAACATAGGAAAAAAATGTATGCTGCAAATCAAATATTTACGCATTATTATCATTTAAGAAATAATTGTAATAACATTGTTTCATTTTTTAAAAGAGAGAATACTAATACAATGATTGTTCCACTAACCAGTTATAAGAATTATATTTTTAAAATAGACAACTGGGAAATGTGTTATAATTTTGACCAAGCGAATATTAATATTATATTTATAAATAAATCAAATATGAATAGATTTTATGAACTTTTTTTTTCTTGTAAAAAAAAGTTTAAGTGTTTTATAACATTAAATCTAGGGCACCTTTTTTATTTAATTGAAAAAGAGCACATAAAAATTACTGTATTGATGATAAATGAAAAGTTTGAATGTTTTTATGTATTTAGAAATCCATATACTACATATAATGGCGCAAACAGTTTAGAATTCTGCTCGAGTTACAAGGGTGAAAATATAGATGAAAATATATTTACTTTAGGATTTTTGATATCGATGAGTCTTATTTCTAAAGATTTACGTTCTGAAATCTTGTTAGTTGAAAATTTATCAAATAATAATATTATTTTAAAACTATTATTGGATAGATATAGTTATATTGCAAATCCGGTAAATTCATTATATTTTTATAATTTTGCATATCATCCTAAAGAAAGTAAGGATATATTTTGCATTATCTAGTGTATTTTCCCGATCTAGCAAAAGAATCAACGACAAAAATTACAAAAACGCCTAAAAACATATATAAAACTAATTCTTCAGTTACATTGTGTGTTTTCTGATCTTTATTTTCTTCTAACATTTGAATAACATAATTCAACTTTTCAAATAAAACATCTTTGTTACCAGAAACATTAGTATTATTTTGAGATTCTGAATAATATGGAATATATTGGTTATAATATTGTTGGTTTGCTGCATAATCATCCAATTTATTAAATTCATCAGGACTAATATCTTCATCTATCTGTGTATCTTTTTTATCATCAGGTTGTTTTGTTAATAAAGGTTTTGGTGGAGGCTTGAAATCTGCTAAACCTGAACCATCTTCAGTATCATCATTTCCAATATCTTTCATTAAATTTAGGAAACTTTCTACTTTTTCACCTGTTATTTTTTTTTTAATGTCGCACCGTTTTTTATATGTTTTATTATGTTTTTTTTTATTATATACATCTTTTATTTCTTCATCATTATTAAAATCTGCAAATCCCAAAGTAGAACTCATTCTTATAAAAAAATGAGATAAAAATTTATTTATAATAACTTGAAAAAAATATAGTAGTTTTATATAGAATGATTAAAAACCTTAAAATGAAAAATTTAAATTTACTTTTTGCAGCTGCATTAATTTTATTAATGTATAAAACACCCAGTTTTTTAACCGATATTACTACTAGTATTTTTGGTAGAGCAGCATTGGTTATTGTTTTAGCATATACCCTCATCTATTGTGAATTTTCTTGCTCTGTGTTTTTTGCCTTAATAATTATCGTATTGTTCCATAATACCTTGGAAGGTTTTAAAGAAGGGAAAGATGACGACGGAGATGGGGGTGAAGAAGAAAAAGAAGAAAAAGAAGACGACGGCGAAGAAGACGACGGAGAAGACGAAGAAGACGACGAAGAAGACGAAGAAGACGACGGAAAAGACGACAAAAATGTGGAAGAAAATAAAGTTAAAAAAAAAGAAGGATTTTTAGGAAGTAATATGATATCTAAAAAGGTTATGAACAAAAACTTTATTGGTAATTTAAGAAATAGCTTAACGAATAATTTAACTGATTTAGACAGGTTTTTAAAAACAAAATCTGAAAAAAACACTATTGCATCTACAAAGCAATAAAAATATAATAATATTATAAATGAAAAGAATGAAAAGAATTAAATTAAATAAAAAATTTATAATATTATTAATGATTTTCTTACTATATGTTTTTTGCTGTAATATTATGCATTCAACCATTGAAGGTGCTGAAAATAAAGTAAAATTAACAAAAGAAGAAAAAGATGAGGTTGAAGCAATATGCGAAGAGTCATATGGTTATTCACAAGAAGAAAAAGGTAAATGTATAGTCAAAGAAAGAAAACTTAAACTAAAAAATAAAATAGCAGAACAAGAATCACAAAAATTTAAAGATGATGTTGGAGATATTGGGGTAAGTGTGCCAAGTGGAGACGATTGTCCCAAAATAACTAGTTTTTATAATTTATTTGCAAAAGCATATTGTATTTCAGATAAAATTAGAAAAGGTGCTCAAGATGTTTAATTTTTTATAAAAAAATAAAATTAAAAATGTGTGTAAATATTAGTAATGATAGAAGGTATATTAGGACCATTTGCGCCTTTTTTACAAAGGGTTAATAACAGTAAATTTTTTGCTGGTTTTGTTATGATTTTATTGAATATTGGGTCAAGATATGTTAAAATTGATATTAGTAAATCTCAAGAACAATACTTAAGAAAATCATTAGGAAGGCACATATTAATATTTGCAATTACTTGGTTAGGGACAAAAGATATATTAATTGCCCTTGCCATTACAGGTATATTTAATGTTTTAATCGATTATTTATTAAATGAAGAGAGTTCATTATGTGTTATTCCAAAAAAATATAGAGAATATGAAAATATTTTGGATTTGGATGGTGATGGAATCGTAACAGAAGAAGAAATTAATAAAGCCACAGCTATTTTAGAAAAAGCAAAGGAAAAAAATAGAAAAAAGGATATGTTAAGAAATATGTCAAACTTTCAAGTAAATTTGTAAGATATTTTTTAAATTATATCTTATATATATTAAATGAGCGAAAATTTTACTAAAAAAGAAAAATATACAAAAGAAGAAGAAAAAGATATTAAAATGAAAGCGGAGATTGCAGCAGAAAAGGAAATAATTATAAAAAGAAAAGAAGAAAGAGAGAAAAAGGAAAAAAAAAAGAGAAGTGAAATAGGAAAAGAGCAAACAAGGAAAAATAAAATAAAATATTTTGTAAAAATATTTTATAAAATTCCAAAATTTGCAGGTGAAAAGGAATTTGAGTATTCTGGTGAAAAAACAAAAAATAAATTAACACGTATATTTGTTAATGATAAAATACAGTATTTTAATGAAAAACACCCAAATCATTTAAAAAAAGGTATAATTAGAAAATGGGAATATACCTCTGAACCAAATGTAAAATTTGAAGTTATATTTAATGACCCACCCTTTATATACGAAAAAAATGACAAAACTGGACAATTATATAAAACAAAAAATAAAATAAAAATAATACAAAACGTCCCTTTTAGAAGATTAAAAAAATTGGAAGGTTTAACAAATTTCAACATTGAAGTAAAAAATACCAGTATTTTAAAAGACAAATTTAACTTAAGAGAAGGGTTAAAGGGAGAAATAAGAAATAAAAAAAATTTCATTGTTAAATTTTATGAAATGATTATTTTTTTAAAAAATATCAAATTATTGGATAATCCAGAATATAGTTTAGAAGATAATAGTAATATCACAGAAGAAAAAATGAAAGAATATGGCGAAATAAACAAAAAAAATGAAGAAATAATAAAAAAAGAATTTGAAAAAATTATGAATAATAAACAAATTATTTATGAACAATTTGTTAATACTTTAAAAAAAGGCGACGTTTCTTTATCCGATGCAATAAAAAAAATGAATAAACCAGTATTTCAAGATAATGTTAAATTCTTTAACATTTTATTTAATAGAAATAAAACAGATTTTTTAAAAACATTGGAAAATCAAAATAAAGATAAAAATAGAAAAATTAAAGAAAGCGCATATAAATTTTTTGATGACATGCTTAAAAGTTTTGGAAAAATAACAACTGGTAAATACAATTTAACAAAAAAAGATTTCTTCATAAACAATGATATTGATTATTATAAATTTATTAGTGGTATTATGAAAAAAGAAAGTGAAATAAATAATATGAAATTTATTAGTTATGAAGAAACATTTGAAAATAAACTAAAAAAATTTGTAAAAGAAAAATTTATTAAAAATGACCAATTTTATCCAAAAGAAGTAAAAATTAAATATACAAATAAAACCACAGTTGATAAAAAAGAATTCTATAATAATCCAAATAAATTAGTTGAACCCACTGATGACAAAGTTTTTACCATAAATAAATATAATTTCATAGACACTTTGACACAACCAAATGATTATATCGAAAAAAATGGTGAAAAAATTAAAAAAAATAAAATATTTATTATTGAAAAAATCGCTGGCGATGAACCCGGTATAATAAAAATTAAATTAAACATTGATTTAGATATAAAAGACCTTTTAACAACTGATGAATTAATAAATGAAAGTAAGAGTGATAGTGCTTTGAGAATGATTGGTGATTTCTTTGGTAACATTGGAAACAACTTAAATTGTGATGTATCTAAAAGAAAATTTAATGAAAATTTAAATAAAATTTCTGAAAAATTTAAAGGCGCTGTTACACCTCCAAAATTACCAGAAGTAAATGAAAAAAGAGAAGAAGAAGAAAAAATAAAAAGAATATCCTCAATACAAAAAATTTCACCAGAAATATCGTTTATATCCGGTTCATTTGAAAAAATGAAAAAAAAAGGGGGGAAAAAATCTCTAAAAAAAAATATTAAAAGCTCTAGAAATAAAACTATGAAAAATCGAACACGGTAATATCCCCCTAAAATTTATTTAAATTACTTAAATAATTTATTTTAAGTAATTTAAGCAATGTTAAAAAAAATAAATTCTGATGAATTCGCAGAAGAAGTAAAAATCGTTTGCAATACAAATTTTAATATACCAAACAAAATAATTACAAAAAGAATGAATCCAAAAAGAATAAATCCAAGAAAATCTAACTCATTTGACAGCATTGATAAAAAGAAATCTTACTGTGAACACGTTTGCGAAGCTATACCCCTTATATTCAAAAACTTTAAACTGAAGATGTTTGACCATTTGTTATTGGGTGGCGAACATATTCATAAAGTTTCGCCCGGATATAACTCACCATTAAAAAGAGATTATGATGAGGAAATTACTTCAGATGAGAAAAAAGAAATAGTAAAATCTACACCTTCTTTCGGTATGTTTAGTCTATTTAAATATCATATAAAGCGGGGTTACTTAAATAAAGAATTAAAAAAAACTAATAAAATATTTTGTTCTCATATTTTTTCACTCATATTTGCATTGCCAGTTTTAATTTTTATAGGTCAATGGTTGTTATATATAGCTTTAATTATAAATGAAAATAAAAAATATAATGGTGATATTTGTTCAAATAATGCTTCTTTTGAAAATAAGATTATGATTAGTGGCATTTCTATTGTTTATTTTGCACGCTCCTTTTTTATTTGGGATAACATAACAAACAGTATAAGTCTAAAAAAAATGAATCGGGTAAATAGCATTACTTCAATAATAGATACATTCCAAGAGTTTTCTTTTTCTCTATTTGTTTATGGTGCTAATATGTGGGTTGTTTTCGTTGAACAAGATATTCAGAATATGATTTTAAATTCGTTGGCAATGGAATTTTTAATGGTTTTGGATAACGAATTTGAAGAATTATATTTTCAATATTTACCAGGCGCTGCCGACGATATATATGATAATATTTTCGTGTCATACGATGAAAATATTGAATTATTAGAAGAAAGGCAAAAAAAAGATAAATGTTTTAACTGTTTTAGTTGCGTATTGTTCGTTCCTTATAAGTTATTAGTTATTTCGGTATTTTTATTTCCCGCTTTTTGTTTCTTCATGATTTTCGCTGGACCCATTTGTAAGTAATTTTTTTTCTAAATTTTCTAATCGCAATTTTAACATCTCTATTTCCTTCTCTTTTGGTAGGTTCGGCACGGCATAATACCAATTATAAACAGAAATTGTTCCATTTATCGTCAACGAACCTATATTATATAATAAATCAACCGTTTCATACAATATTAATCCCAATACCATTATATTACAATAATAAATAATTTTATTATGGTAATATTAAACTTCTACCTTTTTTGGAATAATAATATTTATTACTGGGTTTGATAAACCAATATATGTTTTCATTTTACTAATCTTTCTTTTAATAACCCATTTTTTTCCACGTAAAATTCTCACTTTTGAAATGATTTCTGTAACTTTCATGTTTTCTGGCTTTGAATTAAGAAATTCATTAACTTCTTTTGCCACAATTTTATATCTTTCTTCTTGTTTCTTTAATTTTTCAATTTTTTTTTTCAACTTTTTTGGTGCATTCTTTTTTCTCGAAAAATTTCTCATTTCTACATAATTTTCATTCAATAACTTTCTTTTGTATTGCCATGAATAATTATCTAAAGTATTATTTATCAAATTCATACTCATATTATTGTTATTTAATCCCTCATTATTGCACAATGGACATCTATTATGGCCTGCCCTAAACCATGTTAAAATACAATTTGTATGAAAATAATGTTTGCATTCTGGTAATTCATACATTTCATTATTATCATCAATTATATTCATATTTTCATGGCATATGGAACATACCTCGTTAAACTCGTCAGACATATATTATTAATTACTTTTTTCTTTTAAAATTGATTTTTTATATTTTTATATTTTTTTTGTTAAAAATATAAAAATATAAAATGACACTGTATCGAAAACCATCCTGTATGAATTTTGAAAGTTCGGTGAATGCTATTTGCAAATGGTGCATTTCTAACCCTTTTATTGATACTGAAAGTAATTTATCAAAAAAAAAAGAAAATGACAGAATGAATAAGGCTGAAAAAAACTGGGGTAATTTGCTTATTGGTAGAGGTCCGGAAAACCAAACTTCTCAATGGACAACCATCCTAGGAGAATCCATTGTTGCCGAAATTCTTTCTTCACATGGACATACCGTCTATCGACCAAAAAATATAAACGGTTATAAACCTGATTGGGAAATTGAAGATGCTATTATTGAAGTCAAAACGCGAAATTGGACAACGTCCGGAACTGCTGGAGAAAAAGTATTTGGTGTGCCATATAAATATGCTGAAATTCCAAAATTGTATGGGAAACCTCTTAAGATAGTATGCGTAGCCTATCAAGAATATGAACTGACGCATGGAAAAACGCGAGTATTTGGGGAAGATATTTCAACTGAAAAAAAGGAGATGTTGGCTTTTTGGAAAGAACGAGGAATTGAATTTGTTAAATTTTCAGATATCATCAATAAATTTTAAAATAATTTTATTAAGAAAATTATTTTAAAATTTTAGAGTTTTTAGCGTTTTCTGCGGCGTCTTTTGGTTTTTCTTTTGGTTTTTCTGCGTTTCTTGGATTTACGTCTTCGTTTGGTTCTTCTTTTTGATTTTCTTTTGGATTTGCGTCTTTTTTTGCGTCTTCTTCTACGGCCTCCTTCTTTTTGTTCTTTGTCTGGTGCTACTACTTCTGTTGCAGCTGCTGCGTTTAGCCCATCAAGACGCGGATCCCCATCCAAAAGCAGTGTGCCATTGCCATCGATGAAGCTTTCAACACCACCATCCGTAGGTTCGTTCCATGTTATTTTATATATTTGTTCAACATTGTTTGCATCTATTTCGGTTATGTGATCCTTACTTGTCCTTATGAATGTCGATGGCGTTGGTGTTGTTGGTCCATTTTTTAGGGTATCCATTTTATATATATAACGCATATTTTATTTTTAGAAAGTTGCTAAATATTTAACGCAATAAAAAATAATTTCAAATTTTAAAATAATTTCAAGGAAATTATTTTAAAATTTAGCGTTTTCTGCTGCGACGTCTTTTTCTCTTGGTCTTTCTGCGTTTCTTGCGTCTTTGTTTGGATTTTCTTTTGGATTTTCTTTTGGATTTTCTTTTTTTGCGTCTTCTTTTGCGACCACCACCGCCTCTGGAGTTGTCTTTCTTTCCCTTGATGGTGATTGGTGGCCGAAATGCGGCCGGCGGGTTTAACGTCCTGTACCGCAATTGCGCTTGGGCTTTGGTCAACTTTCCTTCTGGCGGTGGTGATGATGGTAGTGATGATGGTTTTGGCATCACATTCCAGTTGTTTTTGCCATTGATTGGTTTCACAATGAAGGCTTGGGTTTGGGTTTGGGACATTATATAAATATACACATATTTTATTTTTAGAAAGTTACTAAATATTTAACGCATAAAAAATGTTTTTAATTATAAATTAATAATTCTTTTGCTTTTGCTGCCGGATTTTTGGAATTTATAGCCCTTTTACAAATTATTTCTTCCAAAGTTATTTTTTCATCGGTATATTGTTTTTGCACATACGGAACATTAGAATTACTCAACAGAAATTTGACGCCTTTTGTTTCATACATTTTTGTTATATTGAAAACATTTTTATGGTCTTTTTCATTAAAACCGCGTTTATTATATGTAACAAATGATTTATCATCAACCGGTACATAAGGTGGGTCCATATAAACAAAATCTCCTTTTTTTGCTTTTCTACAACTTTTAATAAATACTTTTGATTTGAATTTAACTTTTTCAATTAATTTACTTATTATATGAATATTTTCTTCTGTTATAATTGTCGGTGTTTTTTTGTAATGCCCAAAAGGAACATTAAATCCATTAGGACCTTCTCTATATACACCACGGAAACACAATTTATTCAATATTAAAAAGTATGCTGAACCCAAAATAGATAATTTATCCGGCAAATCATTGTATTGTTTTCTTAACCAATAATAATAAGTTTCACGCGATTCTTTTGCTTCTTCCAATGTTTCTGGTTTTCTATTAATTTTTTTATTGGTTTTCTCGTTGTTTTGTTTATTGTTTTTTTTATCGATATATGGGCAACTATCATACGTTTCTATAATTTCTTTAATTTTTTCATATAATTTGGATGGGTTTCTTTGTATATTTTTGTAAAGATAGATTAATGGCTCGTTAATATCGTATGCGTGAATTTCACCTTTAACAATGATATTGGATGATAGTAAAGCGAGAAGAACGCTTCCACCACCGAGAAATAATTCATAATAATTTTCCATTTCATTTGGAAATTTGGAGAGAACTTTATCAATGATTTGTGTTTTTCCTCCTACCCATTTTAAGAATGGTTTTTGCATTAAATATAATTATTGAAATATATTTAATTAGATTTAATTATCAATTTTATACTTTTAAAAAAAGTATGACAAAAATATACTTTTTATACTTTTTAGAAAAAAGTATGGCAAAAATATACTTTTGTCCTACTTTTCCCAAAAATATATTTTTGTCCTACTTTTCCCAAAAATATATTTTTGTCCTACTTTTCCCAAAAATATACTTTTGTCCTACTTTTCCCAAAAGTAGAGTTTTGTCAAACTTTTCCCAAAAGTTTAGAGGTCCAACGAAATAGTGTTTCTTTCACTCTTCGGTTTTCTTTTGCTTTTTTTGGGTTTTTTCATAGACGATTTCATATCATTTAATTCATCAATGCTAACAGTGCTACCCGGTTTATTATCCCTTAAATTAATCTTTTTTGTTTTAAGACCAGATAAGATATCTCTTAAATCACTGGGACCACGCATTTCCTTTCTTTTTTCATTTACAGATGCAAAGTTTGATTCCATGTTTTCAGCATCATTGAAATCTGCTCTTATGTTAGAGCGTGCCATATCTATATCCGGTCGTGAAGATGGTGGCATTTGTGGTGGGTCAATTCGCATACCTTCGTTTGGACCGGGTGGGCTACCCCTTGGAGGCTGCATCTGCGGCATACCACCACTAACCATATTCATAAATCCACCTAATCCGGGATTGCTCTCACCCATTGAGCTAGCTGCTGCCTGGGTGAATTGTTGCATCAAGTCTGGGTTTTGTCTCATGATATCGTCCATACCCGGCATGGCTGATTTAAACATAGTATTTGTCATGTGGAGCATTACACCACTACCACCGAGCATAAATAATAATTTCAGTTCTGGTGCCATTTTAGCTTTAGAACCATATTTTTCATGTAATTCACCGAAAACATCATCATATTCTTCCATGTTTTCATTAACAGCCTCGGCCCATCCATCCAATTTTAAGTCGAATGGGTCAAACCTTCCATTTAAAAATTCGAGACCAGAAACACAGGCCATGAGCATTTTACCTTGAAATTTTACACTGTTTGATTTTTCTTTTTCTGATTTAAGTGTTTCATATTCACCTTTCATTTCTTCTAAAGGAGAATCCATTGAATATTTTTTACTTAAAGTTGCGCCTTTTCGTTCAATAGATTCCAATAGTCTTAAATATTTGAATTTTTCTCGAAGTAAATCTTTTGCTGACATTCTTGGTTGTTTGGGTGGAATAACATTGGGGTTAACTGGGATATCATTGAATTTTTTAAATCCATCATTGGATTCTGATTTTTCTTTTTTAGCAGCTTCTTTTAAAATATCTTTTTTAATAAAATTTTCAGAATCACCAATTTTACCATCATCGTTAAAATTAATTTTAATATTATCTTTTGGTAAATTTATATCACCAAACAATGAATTTTGAGCATCTTTTAAAGAAGGTCCGCCAATATTAATCTCATTTATATCGGAAATTTCCATATCACTGCTTTTATTATTTTGTTGTTTTTTATTAGGATTCATTAATAAATCTGCACCTGGTCCAAAATTAACACTCTTTTTAATAGTATCTTTTTCCATAATATTTAGTTTTGGTCCATTATTTGATTCGCCTATATTAATTTCTTGAATATCCATTATGTTTAATATAGATCATTTAATTTTAAGTATGACGCATAAATAATTAATTATTAATTCAAAAAAATTATTCATTTTTAACAATGTGGTTAATATACCATAAACATTGTAAATAGGAATCGGCCAAATCATCTTTTTTAGAATTTTTATTAAAATAATCAATCCAATTATTTAATTTATTATCATTTTCTAAAAAATTTCTTGTAATTGTAATTCCTAATTTTTTCCTTTCATTGTATGTTGATTTACCTTTTAAAAAGTCTTTTAATTTGTTAGAGGCATTTATTAATTCTATTTTTTCTAAATTATTTTCAATGAAATGTTGAGTTATCATACCTTGCATCATTTTCATTCTTATTGCCAATGGACCTATTTGATTTTCTACAATTATCCTGTCTATTTTTTTATCTTTAAAAGTTTTATCTAAATGTTTTTTTAATAAAATCCCACATTCTATCATATCTAATTTATTGGCATTTGTTTTTTCTACATTATTTAAGTATTTTGTATCTAAATGCACAATAATATTTTCAATTAAGTTAGCCTTTTTAATTTTTAAATGTTCTAAATTATTATTTTTACAAAATTCAATTAATTTTTTTATAGAAATTTTTGAATTTTTTTTTAAAAGTTTTTTTTTAAATAATCTTATATCGTTTGTTGGGGTCAAAAATTCGCTATTTTTTGAATGGACACTACAATAATATTTGTCATTTTTATAAAACTTTGCCTTTTTTCCACATACTGCATTTTTCTTTTTAAGTTTTTCACTACATATCATATTTTTCTCTCTACAAATATTTATGATATCCCATTCATCAATTGAGATTTCATTATTTTCAAAATTCACTAAACAATAAGCTAAATTTTTAATCCCAACATCGATACTTAATATTTTCATTTGATATCTATAATCATTATATTTAAGTTTTTTAATAATATCTTTAAAAAATATTTATAATATCTTTAACAAATATTTATAATATTTTTTAAAGATAATTAACGTCTAGAAGCCAATCTTAATAATTCTTCCTGTGTAACAATTGGTGCAACATATGAATTTTGTAATTCTTTTCTTTCTAAATATAATTTTTTTAAATCAGACGATTCATAACCATAATGTTGTTTGTTATCATTAATACTTTTATAAAGATATTTACCATAAGATTTCATGTTTGATATACTACCAACACATTCCGATGATTCGTTACAAGAAGACATGCCGTTTTTATTCATTAAAGAGACACCATTGGAAATTAAAAATTGTCTATATTCATAATTATTTTTCATTCCCGTTTTTTTTTTCAACTTTTCGTTTAAATCACAGGCTGGATTAAATAAAGTAAATTGTTTTCCATCACTCATTAATGCTGGATAATTAGGATGAATATTATTTGAACCTGCATAGCATGTTCCCCAACTCATTTATATTTATAATATATTTTAATTATTTTTTAATAATTCAATTAAATCGCTTTTTTTTAATTTTTTATAATTATCAAGGTCTTTCTCTTGACACATTTGTTTTAATTCGGCAACTCTGAATTTATCATAATCAACCTCTTCTTCAATTGATAAATTATCAATACTAACTTCTTCTAATATATCTGTATTTAAATCTTCTTCGCTCAATACATCTTCCGTTTTTTCCAAAATTATTGGCACGTCTTCTTCATTTTCATCATTATTTTCTAAATTTAAAGATATTTTCTTTATATCTTCTCCTATAACTAGTTCATCTTCACTATCTGTATCATTTTCATCTGTATCATTTTCATCTGTATCATTTTCATCACTATCATCGCTGTCACTATCATCGCTATCTTCCTCGTCGGATACACTAATTAAATTTTCTTGTTGTTCCAAATGGTTTCCCGAATTGATGTCCAAATGGTTTCCCGAATTGATGTCCAAATGGTTTCCCGAATTGTTTCCCAAATGGTTATTGACTTGTTCGTTTATTCCATTATTTTCATAAATTTTCATAGAATTTTGTTGTTGTGATGCATGGCTTTGAACTAATTGAAACATTATATCTAACTTTTCTTCAACTTTACCAACTCTTGATTTAAAATAAACAAAAAGTAGAATACTGCTTAATAAAACTAGGGCTAAACAAATAATTAACATATTCATAATATATTTTTAAAATATAATTCTTTTAATATTTAAACGAAACAAATATTATAAAAATTAAAGACCTTCTAAAATATTTTTTGCATTTTTTAAGATTTCTTTTGGGTAATCTATTTCTTTTAAAACAGTTATACCACCTTTTATTTTTGAAATACCTTTTTGTATTTTATAATAATATTTTGAGTTATCATTTATTATATCTGTTTTCATTGAAAAGTTTTCTATTTTTTTATCATTTTTATAAATATTACATAATCTAATAAAATGCGTTGTTAACATAAATTTCACATTTTTTCTTTTTGTTATATATTTCAAATAACTGGCAGCCGAACTAATAGCCTCATATGGATTTGTTCCTGAATATAATTCATCAAACACACAAAAATGTCTAGAGTTTGGATTTTTTTCAATGATATCCAATATTTCTTTACACCGCCTTGCTTCTGCTTGAAATAAACTATCCCTCCCAGACGTATCTGGAATATTTATATAACAATGTATATGATTAAATGGTGATATTGTTGCTGAATCAAAATAACCCATACCGAATTGTTGACAAAAAATAGTATTTAAAATGGTTGATTTCAAAATTGTTGTTTTGCCAGCTGCATTTGGTCCTGTAATAATTTTATTTTTTTTAAAATTAACATCATTTTTTACAGGATTTTCAATACTTGGGTGATATAATTTTTTAAATTTTAAAATATTTTTTTTCTCTTTGAATTTTGCTAAATGAATTTTTTCATTGGAGAGATTTTTATATAATCCTTTCATGTTGTCCATATACCCATTAAAACCAAATGAATAATTTAAAATGTTTTCAAGGTCTAAATCATCATAAATAGTATAAAAATATTTCATAATTGTTCCAAGATTCATCATGTTTTTCACATTTAAACATTTTTTCGGTATATTATTAATTTTTTCTACAAAATTTTCTAATTCCTTTCTTTTTTTTACCAAATCTAAACTAAAATTCTCATATGTTTTTTTATTTTCAATGATTTTTTCATATGTTTTCATTTTTTCAATTGTATATTTCAAGTATTTCCTTAATGTATCTATATTTTCAGCTATAAAAAAGGCATTTCTATAAAATCTCTTACATGATAAAATATTTTGGTATAAATTATACACATACATGCCTGCACAAAACAAAATATATGCTTTTTGACTTACTTTAACTTTATGAAATGATGTAAAAAGCTGTCCAATAGCGTGGTTTTGCAGTTGCATTTTCAATATTTTTTTATATGTAGCCCATGTTATTTTCATTTTTAATCCCCTTAAAATAATATATGGCATAATAAAAAGCAGTAAGGGTGAAAATAAATTAAATATTGGTGAAAATAAATTGTATATTGTTAAAATATGCAAAAATATTTGAGAATAATTCAGCCATTTAAATCTATCCCATCCAATATATTGGTATTTATCGATAAATTCTTCATCATTTTTTATATTATTCCAATTATTATATGTTTTGTCTATTAAAGCATTGTCTATATTTACTTTATTCATTTGGGAATTAATTTTTTGCGTTTCTTTCAAATAATCCGTATCTGTAGTATAATAATTTGAAAATTTCTCTATAGACTTTTCACCAACAATAGAGGTTGGTTGCAATAATTGTTGGTAAATCGGTTTATTTTTTTTATCATATGTTTTTAATAATTCTAAATCATTTTTAATAGAATCATTTAAACTATTTTTATTTTCTAGATATTCTATCGGATATTTAAAATTTAATTTCATTATTAAATTATACTTTTATAAAAAGTATAGCAAAAATACGAATAGATTTTTAAAACTACCTTTTATAAAAAGGTAGTTTTAAAAAAGTAGAGCCTTTCGTTTTAAACATTCAAATTATCTGCATAATTTGCCGGCATCTCAACAATACTTGTATTATAAAATTCCTCAAACTTTTTCAATTTCTCCATATCATATTTTGTTTGGAAATTGATAGCCACTCCTTTTCTACCCCATCTACCACTTCTACCAATTCTATGTAAATACGTATATTCACTTTTTGGAATGTCAAAATTAATAACAACACTCACTTGTTGAACATCAATACCTCTAGAAAATAAATCAGACGTAATTAAAACTCTACAGCTGCCACTTTTAAATTCGGCATGTGTCTTTTTTCTTTCAGCTTCTGTCATTTTACCATGGATTTTTTTTACTGGAAATTCATCTTCCAACATCGCCTCTTCCAAATCATCAACGCGTCTAGTGCTATTGCAATAAATAATACTCTGTGAAATTGTTAATGTTGAAAAAATGTCTTTCAAAGTATCGTATTTTTCACTATCATCATTTAAATTAACATAGTATTGCGCAATACCCTGTAAAGTTAATTCCTCATTTTTCACTAAAATTTTAATTGGTGTTCTCATAAATGTTTTTGCAACCTCCATTAAGTCTTCATTTAACGTTGCGCTAAATAACCCAATCTGTAAATTTTCAGGCATATACTGTAAAATATTCCCCATTTGTTCTTTAAAACCACTCGACAACATTTCATCTGCTTCATCCAATACCAATAAATCTAATTTACTAACATCTAAAATGTTTCTCCGAATCATATCATGAACTCTACCCGGCGTCCCAACAACAAATTGTGGTTTTTTTTTCTCAATCTGTTTTCTGTTTTCATCTACAGATGTCCCACCAACCAATAATATCGATGTGATATTTAAATAATTACCCAAATTATCAACCACGTTTTTAATTTGTCTTGCCAGTTCATGCGTTGGTGCTAAAATAAGAACCTGCGTATCCTTATTTTTTTCATCCATAAGTTGTAATGAACCTACCACAAACGCACCTGTTTTACCAGTTCCTGATTGTGCTTGTGCAATAATATCTTTTCTTTTACCATTAACACCATAAATAAAGGGCATAACCGCTTTCTTTTGAATCGAACTTGGTTTTTCAAAACCATAAGAATAAATACCCCTTAAAAGTTTATCTTTTAAGTTTAAATCCTTGTCTTCCCAAGATGTTATCTCGTTATAATGAGATTGTGTTTTTTCACTATCCATATTTTCTGCTCGTTTGGTTTCTTTTTGATTCATAATAATAATTTATTTTATTGTATTTAAGTATATTTGAATATAATTTATAACAATTAAATAATTTGATATTTCCCCCAATAAAAATTTTATTATAAAAGTATATAAAAAAAGAATAACATTATTATTATTATGTCAACAGTCTATAAAATTTGCGATTTTAAAAATATCGAGAAGAATAATACGATTAATGAATTAAACATTGAAAGTATTTCTGTTATTAATGCTATTTCTAAAAAAGTTGGCGCTTCGACTTACAGGAAAACACCAGTATTTCGAAAAAAAAAACAAGAAAAGGAAGTTATTGTTAATGGTAAGGTTTTTAAAAAAACTAAATTTATCAATAAATTAGATGAAGATGAAATTAATTTAGACAAAATAAGAGAATCATTAAATAAATTAACACAGAAAAATTACCAACAAATTTCAAAAGAAATCATTATGAACATAAAACATTTTATCTATTCAAAAAATAAAATTATTTTGATTTCTATTGGCAAATCCATTTTTGATATAAGCAGTGTTAATAAATTTTGGGTTAAATTGTATGCTAAATTGTATAATGAATTAATTCAAAATTTTCCCATAATGAAAGAAATATGTATTAAGAATTTCGAGTCATATATGGCTCTATTTAATAACATTGAGGTTGTTGATGAAAAAGATTATGATAATTTTTGCAAAGTAAATAAAACGAATGAAAAGCGGCGTTCTCTAACAGATTTTTATACAAAATTATTTAGTTATAATATTTTATCAAATGATAATATGTTTTCAATAATGAAAGAGTTAATAAAAAAAATGAAAAATGAAAATGAAAATGTAGAAATTATGGAAGAAGTTTTTGAAAACATTAATATTATTTTATCAAATATTGGGAAAGATATTGAGAATAATGATAAATATACATATATTTGTGAAGAAATGGTTGAAATTTATAATTCGATAGAATCATCGGGAATTAGTAAAAAATTAATTTTTAGATTGGGTGATTTATTTGAAGATTTGGACATTGATTATGAATAAAGTATAATAAATATATATAAATAAAGTTTCTCAATTATAAACTATATGAGGTCCAATATAGTTTATAATATTAAAGAAAACAGTGTTGGAAAAGACAAAGGAAAAGACAAAGGAAAAGACAAAGGAAAAGACAAAGGAAAAGACAAAGGAAAAGACAAAGGAAAAAATTTCATCCACAATGAAATAATTAATATAGTTGATAATGAATTGGAAAAAAATTATAATAACTTTCATTTCGATACAATGGTTTCTTTACAATTATATTATGAAGATAATTATAATAAGAAAGATTTAGAAATGATAGCTGATTATTATTCTATTACAAAAAGAAAAAAAAGGAAAGCTGAATTAGTTCAAGATATTGTATTATTTGAAATAAATCCGGAAAATGAGGAATTAACGCAAAAAAGAAAATTGATGTGGTTTTATCTATCTGAATTAGAAACAGATAGTTATTTAAGGAAATTTTTAATATTTAAATAAAATATAATGATTCAATCTGTATTAAATGACGAAATTGAATATATAGTAGATAAAAATATTGAAGAAAATGACCTTGGTAGAAGTGTTTCTGTTTTTGAAATGCAATTATTTGAAATCGATGTTTGCTTAACCGTTGGGCAAATTAATGATTTATATAAACAGAAGAATATTTTATTCACTCCTGTATATTTAATTATTGATGAAAAAAAATGTGAAAAAATTGGTTATTTCGAATTTTATTCAACAGAAATAGCAACATATATGGATAAAGATGGCGATTTAGATATTTCATTAATCGAAGGTCCTGTTATATTTGATTATGTTGATAGTGATTATCTCATTGGTTTATTAAAAAAAAGCAAGTTTCTTCAACAATTTAAATTAGCCGATGCCGAATTAACAGATGAATTAAAAAAAGATATGGAAGATAAATTAAAAGAAAAAGAAAGGGGAAAGGCAGTTGAAAATATCGAGGAAATTAATAAAATAGAATTATTGCTTACTGAATTTGATGGCGAATTTAATAGCAAAATTGATAAAAAACTAAAAAAAATATATAAAAAAGCAATAAAAGAATCAGTTATAACAGAATCAAGTAAATGGATACAAAAACATTATAAAAATAATAAATATGATATTGTTGACAACGAAGGTGGTGGCGATTGTTTATTTTCAACAATTCGAGATAGTTTAGAAGATATTAATGTGAATGTTAGTGTCCAATCATTAAGAAATATACTTTCAAATACAATGACACAAGAAAATTATCAAACATATAAAGAAAATTTTGATTTATTAAACAACCAAATCATTTCTATTAAAGATGAATTATCCAGCTTAAAAAAAGAGAGCACCGAATTGAAGACACAATATAGCGATTTAACAAAAAAAGCAAAATTGTATAAAAGTGAAAATGAGAGAGACAAATTATTCGAGGCTGTGAATAAAAGGAAGGAAGTTAAATTACAACATGAAAAAATAAAAGAAAAAAGTAAAGATTTAATGAAACAAAATAAATCAGCATTGGTAAATTTTCAAGATTTTAAATTTATGAAAGATATTAATAATTTAGAAAAGTTAAAAGTTATAATTAAACAGAAAAATTTCTGGGCAGATTCAAACGCTATTTCAAAATTAGAACAAATATTAAATGTTAAAATCATTGTTTTATTGAAAAAAAATTACGAAAATGGCGGCAAAAGTCTTATTTCATGTGGGGATATGGTTTCAAAAAAAATTGTAGAAAAGGGGTCTTTTAAACCAAAATATTACATAATTGTCTCATTCATGGAGAGAAATGAAGGCGACCATTATGTTCTTATCACTTATAAGAAAAAAAGAGTTTTTACATTTTACGAAATTCCTTATGCTATTAGAGAAGATATAAAAGATACATGTTTATCAACAGATGATAAAAAAAGAAATTTATTTGATTATATAGAATTGTTTAATAAATTTAGTAAAGAATAATATAAATTAAATATATATGAAGTTTATTAGCTTGCCAATTTTTTTATTAAGTCTCTCGGTTGGACTATTTATTAATTATATAACTGACCCAAATACTAAAACTGTTTTTGTATATCCCACACCAGATAATTATGATAAAATTCAATATAAAGGTAAAAACGACACATGTTTTGGATTTACACCACAAGAAGTGAAATGCCCATCAAACGAAAAAGAAATAGAAAGTTACACCGTAGAACAAAGGCATTGATTTTAAAATATTAATTATTATATATATGTTTGTTAGAAGATTAATATATAGTAAATTTGGTAAAATTATTTTTTCTATCCTTTTAGGACTAGGTTTAGCCACTTTCTTTAGAAAAGCTTGTACCGACAGAAATTGTTTACTTTTTAAAGGACCCGAAATGGATAGTATTAGGGGCAAAACATTTAAATTTAATAACAAATGCTATAAATATAAAGAAAACGCACAAACTTGTGACAAAACTAAAAAAATAGTTGAATTTGCATAATTTTTATTATTTTGCGTAATAATAAAATTAAACCAATCTTTTAGAATTTATATATGTCAACAAGTATTTCTTCATTACCCAATGAATTGAGCATAGAAAAAAATAAAGAACCCGTTACGCTTAATGTTAAAGAAAAACATATGAATGAAAAAATAGCAGAGCAGCCACCTGTATCACAAACCGCAGAATTATCAAAAGATTCCATTAATAAAATTATTGAGGGATTGCAACACGCTTCCAGTAGTGGTTCTACTTCTTTACAAAGTCGCGACATCCCGATGAGTATGGACCAAATTACACATGATTTTACTGCTAGACCAAATTTTGTCCCAAGTGTAGCTGCCGAAAAGGTTAATTATATTCAGGATGAAGAAACGATGGAAACTTTAATAAAACAAAAAAGAGAAGAGAAGAAAAATCAAATGGAATATTTTTACGATGAAATCCAAACACCACTTCTAGTAATGGTTATGTTTTTTGTTTTTCAATTACCCATCTTCAAAAAATCAATGGTCAATAATTTCCAAGCTTTCTTCCAGAGAAATGGTAATTATAATCTAAAGGGTATGGTTTTTACCACTATATTATTTGGTGGATTTTATTATTCTATCATTAAAACTATCAAATACTTAAGCGAACTTTAAATTTTAAATAAATTTTTACAAATTTATTTAAAATTTTAATAATTTTTTTGTTTGTTTCGTTTTCTTTTGCGTTTTCTTGCTTTTTCTTTTGCGTTTTGTTTTGCTTTTTCTTTTGCGTTTTGTTTTGCTTTTTCTTTTGCGTTTTCTTTTGTGTTTTGTTTTTCTTCTTATTGATTTTTTTTTTCGGCGTTTGCGGCCTCCTGCTGCTGGTCCTGCTGCGTCTATTTCATTTTTTAATATTTTAGAATCAGTAGGGCTCATGTGTGCCGTCCAAAATCCGTGCATTTCATTTGGGACGTCCTGGGGTTTTTTTCCGTGAGATTTGAAAATTAACTCCACTGTTTGATAAAACATTCGAAAGAGCACTGAATCCTTCCCCCTAAATATTTCTAATAATTTTTGTTCTTCATCACTATAATTATTAAATAATTCAGGATTTTTAAATATAGGTTGGTTTTGTTTCACATAAATGTTGGCATCGTACCATTTTTTTTGTAACAATTTCTTGAAAATTTTTTTCGTACATCGAGGTGGAACTGAAAACCGTTTCGTATATTCTTTATCAAATTGATCCATAATGACATCACCGTCTTTGCCAAAGTCGAATTCCCAAGCCTTGCACTTATTTCCTAACTCGGCGGGACATATTTTGTCTTCCACCTTTTTTTTCTTCGCCATGGCATCGAATAGTTTTCGCATATATATATATATATATATATCAATATTATTAAAATAATATTTACTTAAATAACTTCTAAATAATTATTTTTTTTGCGCTTTGTTTTTTTTGTTGTTTT